GGGGCGTGTACGCATTCTCCCACTGAACAGTGCCTTCTGCTTCCCGGAGTTCCACCCGCACGACCGTACCCGCCTCCTGAGGTTCAAGCAGAAATATCGTTTCTGGGGGACCTCGCTTGAAGGTACTCGTCAGGTATTTACATACACCGAGATTCTCACCGATGACATTATCGAGGAGTACATCAATGACGAACTTATTGAGTCGCGTCCTAACCCTCTGGGACAAATTCCAGTGGTACACGTCCCGAACATACCGGTATCAGGCTCGCCATGGGGACTCGCAGATGCGCATGACATCATCTCCCTTAACCGTTCGTATAACGAGATTGCGACGGACGTCGCGGACATCATCAACTACCACGCGGCACCGGTCACGGTAATCGTTGGCGCTAAGGCTTCTAACCTTGAAAAGGGTGCCAAGAAGGTGTGGGGTGGTCTGCCCAAGGACGCCAACGTATTCAACCTTGAAGGTGGCGGAGCTGGTCTAAACGGCGCTATGCAGTACATGGAAACGCTCAAGCGTTCTATGCACGAAATCATGAACATTCCTGAGACTGCTCTTGGACAGGTTCAGCCAATCTCTAACACCTCGGGTGTAGCCCTCTCTATCCAGTACCAGCCTCTGATGAACCGTTGGTCGCAGAAGACCTCTCAGTACGGCGCTGGTCTTGAGAAGATTAACGAACTCATTATTCTTAACCTGGTTGTAAAAGAGCCGGAGACGCTGAAGTACAACCCTGACCTCGATGGTCCTCTCAAAGACGGTCAGCTTACTGAACTGGACCCTAACGACCCCGTCACCTACGAGTCGTACGCTCAGTTCCCCCAGCCACTTCCTCTTGACAAGCTTGTTCTTCTTAACGAGCTTCAGCAGAAAATGGGTATGGGCCTCGAATCTAAGGAAGGCGCTCTCCGCGCCCTTGGCGAAGAGTTCCCCGAAGAGAAGCTGCAAGAGATTCGCGAAGAGCTTATTGCTGACGCTGAGTCGGATGGCGCTCTCAACCTTGTCAAGGTACAGATTCAAAAGCAGCTCATGGACATCACCGGAATGATGGTAAGTCCTGACGGCACAGCTACTCCCATGGAACCCATGATGATGGGCGATGGGGACACTCTTGGTGACGGCATCCTTGGACCAGCAGACGCTGACTCGGCAAAGAACCCTGACCTCAACATCAACCCTGTTGAGGAACAAGGCGAAGCCGCGATTCGCGAAAAGCTCGTTACGGATGCTTATGGAACTAAGCTTTCTTCTCGCAGACCAGTTAGCAGAGACAACTAAAAAATAAACTGAAATCATAGTTTATAGGGACAAAACACGTCTTTTATAGATTGACTTGTCCTAAATCAGTTAGGTCATGTGGCACGCCTTCGGGCAATCGGAAAACGACCAAGAGAATGAAAAGAGATTCCATGTCGGAAGAAAACATTGAGGTTGCAGAGACTGCAGCCGTTAACACCCCTGAAGCAGCTGAAGCTTTTGTAGAAGCTGCTACTGCCGCTCAGTACACTGCTGAGGACATCTCTCGCGCTCGTGCGCAGGAGAAGGAGAAGCTTTACCCCGTCATCGACAAGATGAAGGAAGAGCTTGCCGTCCTTAAGGCAGAGCGCGAGGCGCAGGCCGCTGCTGAGGCAGAGCGTAAGGCGCGTCGTGCTGAACGTGAAGCTGAGGCTGCAAAGAAGAAGCAGGAAGAAGCCGAGAAGGAAATGTCCTTCAAGGAACTCCTGAAGGTAAAGGAAGCTGAACTCGAGGCTAAGCTTGAAGCTGAGCGTGTCGAGCGTGAGCGTGCCTTTGCTCTTCTTGAAAAGGAGCGTAACTACTCGGAGCTGACGGCGTACCGCCAGCAGCGTCTTGAGCAGGAGCGCGACAACATTATTCCTGAGTTGATTGATTTGATTCAGGGAAACACTGCGGATGAGATTGAGTCCAGCATTGCGGCACTGAAGGAAAAGTCTTCTAAGATTTTTGATTCGGTGGCACAGGCTTCTCAGCAAACTCGCAAAGAAATGGTTGGTACCCGTATTACGGTTCCTGCCAACGGACCCCTCGATAATGACTCGGACTCCAACTTCGCCAGCCCCAACGACATTGCAAATATGTCACTCGCAGACTACGCGAAAAACCGCGCCAAGCTTCTTGGTACGGCAAGCAATAATCGCGGTCAGGGATTGTTCGGTTAATCCACAACCTCTAACCCTCTTTTAAGGAGAAACCCATGGCATCAGCCATTACCGGTTCGGGGCAGCTTGCCGCCGCACCTACCGCTTACTCTGGCTCCAACAGCCAGCTCTCGCAGGCAATCCAGACCATCTGGTCGAAGGAAATCCTGTTCCAGGCAATGCCCATCCTCCGCTTCGAGCAGTTCGCTGTTAAGAAGACTGAGCTTGGTGTTGCACCTGGTCTCCGTGTGAACTTCCTGCGTTACAAGAACTTCGCCGTTGACCCGACCCCCCTCACCGAAGGTGTTCGTATGACCACCTCGGCTCTGACCGCTGAGCAGATTGCCATCACGGTTGCTGAGCACGGTTATGCTGTTGCTGTTTCGGAGCTGCTCCTCAACGCTTCGTTCGACGACATCATGGCTTCGGCTTCGCGTCTGCTCGGTCGCCACATGGCTCAGTACCTTGACGTCCAGGCTCGCAACACCCTCGGTGCTGCTACCTCGGCTGTCTACGGTTACGACCGTTCGGGCTTCTCGGCATCGACCACCTTCAACACCTACGCTGAGGGTACTCCGGCTGACAGCATCTCGGGTGGTTCCACTCCGATTACTGCCAACCACAAGCTGACCACGGCTACCATCAAGGACGCTGCTCTTACCCTCGCTGGCAAGAACATCCCCCGCATTGGTGAGACCTACGTCATGTTCATCCACCCGAAGCAGTCGCGTGACCTTCGCTCGAACCCCGAGTTCATTGAAGTCACCAAGTACGCTGCTCCTGGTAACTTCATGCTTGGTGAAATCGGTCGTCTCTACGACGTCGTCTTCATCGAGACCACTCAGGTCAACCTGCTCAAGGCTTCGCAGGCAGTTGACTACTCGTCGCGCGTTGGTGCTCCTGCTGACCAGACCGTTGTTCCTGTAAAGGCTAACACCGGCCCCGGTCTTGGTGGTAACCCCGAGGCTGTTTCGACTCCTTCGGCTACCGCTGGTACTCCGGCTGTTGACGTTTACGAGTCCATCATGATTGGTGACAACGCATTCGGTCACGCTATCTCGCTCCCCGTTGAGCTGCGTGACGGTGGCGTTCTCGACTTCGGTCGTGAGCACGCTCTTGCTTGGTACTCCATCTGGGGGCTTGGAGTGATTACCGACCAGGCCATCGTGAAAGCATACACGGCGTAGCCTAATCCGTGATAATAAGGGTGGGAGTTTCGGCTCCCACCCTTATTCATTTGTCGGTCTTTTAGTGAGACAGACCCTGAATAACACGAAAAACTAGTACATGTACTAGTACCGCGCAGTTTTGCGCACATTAACAAGGAGAAATGACATCGTGGCAAATACACCCACTAGTCCGTTGGATGCAACGGGCGCAGCCGCTGAGAAGGCTGCAAAAGCAAACGCAAAGGCTCTCAAGGACCGCGCAGAGGAAATCTCGCTCGTCCGTGCACAGGAGGAGGAGCTGCTCGAAAGCGCAGTATTCGACCCCAAGCAGCCTGACCAGCCCCTCTTGATTGATGAGATTGAGGAAGTCGGCGTCAGCACTACTACTGACAACGTCGTTATTCGCACCATCTCGGACATCGAAGACATGACTTATGGCGTGGGCAACACCTACACCTTCAAGGCTGGAGTCAAGTACTCCGTCCCTCGCCACCTAGCCGATTACCTTGAGCGTCTCGGCTACATTTGGCGGCAGTAGTCGCTAACTAAAGACTGTCGCCCTGCTGGTTATCGCCCTCCTCCCAGCAGGGCGACTTTATTTTGGGCGGTATTCATGCTGAATATAAGGGAACATAGAGTAGAGGATTAACGGAGGCTTTGTGGCTACCATCAGCAGTCTTGTAGACAGAGTCCGGGTCGAACTAGGCGACCTTGGCAAGTCTTTTGTCACGCAGTTTGTCGCTGACGGTACCACTAACCGTTTTAAGCTGCACTACAGCCCCCTGGACGCCACTACAGTACGCGTTTATGCTTCGGGTACTGAAGTTACCTCGGTCTCGTATGTTGAGGAGTCTACGGGCGTTCTCGTCGTCAGTATGACTCATGACGCATATCCTAGCTTTGTCGATGAGGGTACTGACGTTCCCAAGGATGGTGTTGAGTTCACTGTCAGTGGCACGTATTACCGTTACTTCACGGGTGCAGAGCTGACCAGCCTTATTACCAGTGCCGTTGAGCAACACACTGCAAAGCACACCGATTCTTTGGGCCGCAAGATTACTGTAGATAACCTTCCGCTCATTGATGAGTACCCCGTGGCTGTGTACGCCACTACTCTGGCACTGTACACGCTTGCTACCGATGCCGCATTTGACATCGACATTGCTGCTCCGGATGGCGTAAGCATCCCGCGTTCTGAGCGTTACCGTCAGCTCATGGAGATGATTCAGACTCGTCAGGCGCAGTACCGCGACCTCTGTGTACAGCTCGGTGTTGGTCTGTACAGCATTGACGTGTTTACTTTGCGCCGTATCTCCAAGACCACGAACCGGTATGTACCTGTCTACAAGCCCCAAGAAGTTGACGACCGCTCGTTCCCGCAGCGTGCTCACTTGGCTCTTCCCACATACGGCGACCAGCCCCAGGCGTTCCCCACAGAAAACGGTGAGTTTACTGCTTACCAGGGTCGCTCATACAGCAAGACAGTTACCTTGACTGCAAACTACGCAGGAAAGTCGTTTGTTGCAAAGTTGGTTCAGCAGCGCGGCTCCGTTCAGGTAGTTCAGAACTTCGGTTTGAGCGTGGCATCAAGCCTCTCTAACTACACCATCACCGCTGCTTCGCGCACATCCGGAAGCCACAACATTATCCTGACCACCAGTGAGACACACAACCTTACTGCCGGAACCTCAGTTGTAATCACGGATGTAAGCACAGCTATCAACGGTACCTACACTGTGGCTGCCCCGATTACATCTAACAGCTTTGCGGTTGTTGGTACCCCCACTACGGCGCTGTCTCTCACAAACCTGTCGGGAACTGTTGACGTCAACGCTACCCAGACGTACACCTTTACTCTGGGGCTTACCTCAGACCAGACCCTTGCTTTGCCTAACCGCACTTGGTGGGAAATCGAAACCATCGACTCTATTACGGCTGAGACTCTCGTGATTGATGAAGGAAACTTCTTCACGGTACGCGCAAGTGAGGTTATCCTGTGACAATCCCATATCCTGAAAAGGATACGGATGCCCTTGCGCCACGACCGGTTGACCCGTATCCCACGCAACCGTTTGTTGACCTTCCCGTCAATAGTCCCATCTTTCCGGATAACTCGGAGCATGCCGAAATTGACATTACTATGCTCCCCGGTGTTCCTGGGCAGCGAGGTCCTCGAGGATACCAGGGTCCTCCTGGAAGCATCGTCGGTTCCGCTGTGGCTCCGTTGTATCTGGACACGGTAAGTCGTCAGGTTTCTATCCACGAGGACGAGCTAGTTATCGCTTCAACGCAGGTTACGGGGCAGATTCCAGCTAGCCAGATTTCAGGGCTGCCAGATGTTACAGCCTTTCTTTATACTCAGAATTCGGTATCCTCGAATTGGAGCATTACGCACAATTTGGGCTTTTATCCGAACGTTGTCGTGCAGGATTCCGCAGGAACAACTGTCGAGGGCAACGTCGTATACACGGACACTAACCACCTAACCATTGATTTTGGTTACGCCATTACCGGAACGGCTCGCCTTTCTTAGGAAGATAAATGTCACGTAGTTTTCTTACCCCAATTAACCTGAACTCTCTTGAGATTCAGAACTTTCTCGTACACAACCTCGGTACGGCTCCCACTGGGCTAAAGGGTCGTCTCTACTTCGACACAGCAGCAAACGTTCTTAAGGTTTACGACGGCTCTACTTGGCAGACTATTAGCACTGGCGCTAACAGCTACTACCTTGGTACTACCCAGCTGGGAACCTCAAGCGGTGCCGTCACCACGCTTTCGGGAATGACCAGTATTTCTTCTACAAGCTTTACTGGTTCGCTGACGGGTAATGCCTCAAGTGCTTCTCGTGTTACAAGTGCACTCACCATTAGCTCGCCGCTTACGGGAAGTTCTTTTGATGGTTCTTCCGCTGTCTCTATTGGTCTTGGAAACATCGGTAACATCACCAACGCTGGTGCGATTGGTTCTACTTCGGGGTATGTTGTTTCGACAACTACTTCTGGTGTCCTTACTGCTTCGGCTGCTCTGCCCAACGGTGTTACCGCTACGACCCAACCTTCCGGTGACAGCAGCACCAAGGTAGCCACCACGGCATATGTTGACAACGCTGTCATCACTGCCGCTTCGGGCTTCAACGTTCACGACGGTGTATCCGTAGCTACCACCACAACTCTGGCTGCTGTCTACGCCGCTGGTTCTACTGGTGCAGACGGCGGAACAGGTATTGGCGCTACGATTACGTTCTCCTCAACTGGTGCGACTGTACTTGACACCAACTACACCCTCGCACAGGGCGACCGCGTTCTGGTTAAGGACGGTATTACCGCTGACGCTGGTGCCACCTCAAAGGCTAACGGTATCTACCTCGTTACTACCGCAGGTACAACTGGTGTAGCCACCATTCTTACTCGTGCCACCGACTACGACAACAGTGTTGCTGGAGAAGTTTTCCAGGGTGACATGATTTTTGTTGGCTCTGGTCAGAGCAACGCTGGTTCGCTATGGGTGATGAAGTCCCTGGGAACTTCGAACACTCCGCACGACGGTATCAAGATTGGTACTGACGGAATCCAGTTTGCTCAGTACGCCAGTACCACCGCTTACACGGGAACTAACGGTGTTTCGGTTTCTGGAACCACCATTAGCGGTGTCAATGCCACGACATCGAGCGCGGGTGTGGCTTCGTTCCCCTCGGCTCAGTTCTCGGTTTCTTCGGGTGCCGTTACGATTGCCAACCTTAGTGGTTCGGTCATTACCAGTGGCTCGATTGGGTACGCTTACCTGCCGACTACTGCTGCGGCTAACTCTGTTGCCACATCGATTGGGCGCAAGCTCACGGGTGCTGGTACGGGAACAGGAACGTCCATCTCGGTCAACCACGGCTTTGGTCAGTGGGTTACGGCACAACTCTTCGACTCAAGCGGAAACCTTGTCGAGGTTGACGTTCAGAACACTACAACTTCGGGCGGAACAACTACCTTTACGTTTGCTGCTTCGCAAACTTTGAGCGGGTTCCAGTACGTCATCATCGGCTAGGATTAGCCCGTGACGAAGAAGATATACTCGGGCGTAAACTTTACGTCAGAAGTACAGGCTAACGGCTCTGCGGGTACCGCAGGGCAGGCTCTGGTGTCTGGTGGCTCAGGACAGCCTACGTCGTGGGCTACCGTCAATGCTACTATCGCTATTAACACTAGTGCTACTGCGCCCTCAAACGCCAAGGCTGGGGATGAGTGGCTCGACCCTAATACGGGTAACCTGTTTGTCTATTACAACGATGGCAATACTAGCCAGTGGGTTCAAACCGCTTCTGGCTTGACTGGTGGAACCGATATTCGCGGACGCGTTGGCTCTCTTGAAACGCGAATGACAACCAATGAGGCACTGGATGTCACTCAAAACGGTCGATTGACTGCCCTTGAAAGCTACGCTCCTCAAAGTCCTAATTACATCATCAACGGTGCGTTTGATGTTTGGCAACGATACACTGGTGCTCAAACGTTTACAGCAAATGGCAACGCATACTATGTTGCCGATAGGTGGCTCTTTGGGTGCCAGTTGGGCGCGGGTGTTACAAGCGAAATTATAACTAAGGTTTCAGACTCAACCACGAACGAAACATACGCTCAGGTTCAGCAGTATGCTGCTTCGGGGTTCATTGGTGGGCACAGTCGTGTTGTAACAATTCTTGAGGCACAACAGGTCATGCCTCTTCTTGGTAACACGGTAACTTTTTCCATCCAGGTTGCCACTCCTTCGGGAATGTCTGCGTTTACAAACGCTTGGTTCCTTGCGGTGCGTTATGACACCAACGACTCAACCATTAACTCTACCGCTTTTTCAACAACTGTGCCTGAAAGCATTGGTTCGGGAGTTACAATCACGTCTCCAACCATCAAGGCTGCGGGAAACTCAAGCACTAACTGGTCCACCTACTCTGCAACCTTTACTCTGCCGACAAATGCACGTCGTGTGGCAATAGTCATGTATTCAACAAGCAATACCAATAACAACGCTGGCATATTGTTCCGACGCGCTCAATTGGAGCTTGGCTCATATGCAACAACCTTCCGCCGTGCTGGACAAACCCTTCAGGGTGAACTTGCCGCTTGTCAACGTTACTACGAAACTGGATTCTCTAAAATTTATGGAAGCACACTGGGAACTGGTGCGGCATTCTCGACACAATTCCGCCAAATTAAAAGAGCTGCTCCAAGCACCATCAGTACAAGTTCCCCGCCAAGTGGGCTTACAGATGCTTCAAGCGGAATAAGTATTGAAAAAATAACGGCTGATGGATTTTCAGCATTTAGAGCTGCTAGTGAAATCTCTTTCTCGTGGAAAGCCGATGCGGAACTGTAGGATTAAATCATGGCACTAGATTTCCCAAACTCACCTACTAATGGTCAAGTATACAGCGGGTATACCTACGACTCAACCAAGGGTGTGTGGGTAATTAACTCCTCCACTATCACTAATATGACGGTAGCGGACAACCCTCCAGCAAACCCACTTTCGGGCGATTCGTGGTTTGACTCCACTACTGGTTATGTTTTTGTTTACTACAATGATGGTGACTCTAGTCAGTGGGTTCAATCCACTGGCGCATATATCGACACCGCTTTGACTAACCGAGTTACTGCTGTTGAGCAGAAAGCTGCACTGTCGCCTAATTACATTATCAACGGTGCGTTTGATATTTGGCAACGTTGGACAGGTACGGCGTTTGCCTCTGCGGGGTACACTGCCGACCGTTGGGCTATCGTTGCTGCTAGCGGTCAAACCGTCTCAGTTTCTCAGCAGGCGTTTACTCCTGGAACCGCACCTGTCACTGGATACGAGAGCGCCTACTTTTGCCGCATGGCATGGACAGGTACGCCTTCGGGGTACTTTTGGTTCACACAGCGTGTTGAAGATGTCCGCACCTTGGCAGGACAGACTGCGACCCTTTCATTCTGGGCAAAGGCTGCTACGGCAACCACCGCATTTACGCCAGTTATTGAACAAAACTTTGGCTCTGGTGGGTCCAGTGCTGCTCAAGTAGTCGGTTCCGCAATTTCTTTGACAACGTCGTGGCAACGCTACTCGGTCACGCTTAGTATCCCCAGCATTTCTGGTAAAACCATCGGTACAAGCTCTTACCTGGATGTTCGCCCGCTTTACAGTGGCTCGACAGGCATTTCTGCAAACAACATCGACATCTGGGGTGTTCAGTTGGAGGCTGGCTCTGTAGCCACAGCATTCCGTCGTGCTGCTGGAACGCTACAAGGTGAATTGGCTGCTTGTCAGAGGTATTACGTAAGATTCAATTATGACTTATCATCAGTAACTGCGTATGGCAGCGGTAATGCGTGGGCTACTAGCGCGGCAACAATCTTGGTCCCTCTTCCTGTCCCCATGAGAGGCGCCCCAACCTCAGCTGAGTGGGCGTCTGCTTCATACGCATCATACATGCTTTCAACTAATGCAAACTTTACTCTCAGCTCGACAAGTGGGGTCGCTGTTGACACTGGAGTTAGTGCTGGAAAAACTGCGGTAACTTTGAATGTCAGTGGTCTAACGGGATTGACGGTTGGGCAGTATTATAGGTTCGTTGGTTCAGCGGGTGTGTACCTCGGACTCTCGGCGGAGCTGTAAGATATACCCATGGCACCTAGTATTTACCGCTATATGGTCTAGGCTTATTCATCCGCCACTCCATTACCGTACGGTTATTTTTAGTCGTGTTGCAGGACAAGCAACAGGGAACAAGATTACCGATGCCGTGAGAGCCGCCCCGGCTAATGGGAATTACGTGGTCCATTGTAGGCTCTTTCTGCAACCCACAATATGAGCATGGACCAAGAAGTTTACGTAGGTCTTTAGGCGAGATGTTATAGACTGCATTATCTTGCTTTCTGGCGCGTCTACGATGCTCTAGTTCTATTTTTCGTTGCTTATTATTCTGTCGCCAGTTACGCAAACTCTTCTTGTATTGTTCCGGATTATCTTTTCTCCACTGTGCGGAGTTAGCGAGGACGTACTCGCGGTTCTCTCGATACCATTTGTTGTGCTGTTTTAGGCAGCATACTTTACACCAAGATGACACTGCGTTTTTGTGCCCAGTTCTAGGGCGGAACTCTGAACGCGGCTTATACTTCTCGCATTTAGGGCAGAGCTTTGGGTCTTTAACCATCACAACCTATCCGTATACTGGTAATAGCTTACCTAAAAAACCAGGAGAATAATCCGTGGCTCCACTTAACTTTCCCAATAGCCCTACTGATGGGCAGACATTTGGCGCGTACACATGGAGCGCGTCTAGAGGCGCATGGCTGCAGACTAACATGTCGAGCCGTGTCGTTGCTGTATCGGATAACGCTCCTACCTCGCCATACAACGGAGACATGTGGTACAACAGTTCTGACGGTAACCTGTATGTCTACTACAACGACACCACGTCTAACCAGTGGGTACAGATTAAGACCAACTCTTCTCTGTATTCCACTATTGGTAACAACGTAGACTCGTTGGCTTTGCGGTCCCCCAACTACATTATTAATAGCGCATTTGACTTTTGGCAACGCGGTTCAGCCTCTGCATCAGTAACTGATAACTACAAGGCAGACCGTTGGAAAACAGACGGAACTGCAACGGTCGCTCGTACCACGGGTACAGCTGGTATTCAGTACGCTATAGGTATCACCGGTTCCTCTGGAAACCCAGCTATTCGTCAGGGCATAGAGCTTCCTGAGGCAGGTGCAGCGGGGCAGTTTATTTCAGGTTCGACTTGGACGCTTTCTTTCTACGCTAAAACATCCACCTCCGTGTCTGCCAATTACGCTTTGTATGCTGCATTTGTAGATAACGTTATTACGCAAGCTAACGCCGTAAGCGTTGTTAGTGCGACCACAGGTATCGGTTCAGCCTCTACTTCTTGGACTCGTTACTCCTACACGTTTACAGTTGGTGCGTCCCCTGCTGGAACCAACACATCTTTTATGGTGGTCCCCTATCTTAACTCAGGCGCTTACGCGGGAACCCTATCAATTACTGGTGTACAACTAGAGGCTGGTTCTGTAGCTGGAACATTCCGCCGTAATGGTAACTCTATTCAGGCTGAGCTTGCTGCATGTCAGCGGTACTATTGGCGTGTTCATGGAAAAACCAGTACTAACTGGGTGGTTGGTATGACCTATGGACTTAGCAGTACTACTGGAACATCGTGGGTACAGTTTCCAGTATCTATGAGAACTGCACCACCAACAACTCAAAGCCTTAGCGGTTTATACGGAAATAACTTGACTGGGGCTAACTCAACTATTTCTAGTGCAACATTTAATGGAGATGTCGATGGTGGTCGCATTAGCTGGACTGGAACTAGTTGGTCGGGTGGAACTTGGTATATGGTTCAAGGAACAGGCTCTACTAGCTATCTAGATTTTAGTGCGGAACTATAGGATAAGAACATGGCATTAGACTTTCCCTCGGGTCCTACTAACGGACAGCAGTTCTCTGGTTATACCTACAACTCTGCCGTTGGCGCATGGCAAGCAAACACATCTACTGTTGCGCCATTTACGATTTCAGATACTAAGCCAACTAACCCCACAACAGGTGACGCTTGGTGGAACAGTGCTGACGGTACTCTGTACCTCTACTACTATGACGGCAATACTTATCAGTGGGTAGAGGCTCGTGCGCCCATTACGAGTGACGGTTATTACAGCCCCAACTACATTATTAACGGTGGCATGGATATTTGGCAGCGCGGAACATCTGTTGCTGTTGGTACTGCGTTTACCTACACCGCTGACCGCACCGTAAACTACCGCCAAACCCTTGTTGCTGGTATGACGGTCTATCGTCAACCTTCGAGCGTAGTTGGTACTCAGTACTGCGCCCGTGTGCAGCGAGACTCGGGAAACACCTCAACTCAGGCTATGTGGTTGGACCACAACATTGAGACTGTAAACGCTATCCTGCTTGCGGGTAAGACTATTACGTATAGTTTCTATGCTCGTAAAGGAGCAAACTACTCGGAAGCGTCGTCATTGATTACGTCTAATGTGATGTACTCAACCTCTACTGATTCAAAAATTTCTTCTGGAACATTTACATCACTTTCATTTAATGCGTTTACACTCACTACCTCATGGCAGCGTTTTAGCGTTACTGTATCGGTACCCTCAACAGCTACACAGGTTGGTGTTCAGCACTCGTATACCCCCGTAGGAACAGCTGGCGCTAATGATTATTACGAGATTACTGGAATGCAGTTAGAGGAAGGTTCCGTGGCTACCCCGTTCCGTCGTAATGCTAACTCTATTGCTGGTGAATTGGCTGCTTGTCAACGGTATTACTGGAGAGTAAACGCTTACGGTTCTGGTTACCCTCTTTTCCATGGAACCTCTGTGTCTACCTCCGTTGTAGAGTTTAATATCTTTAAAGAGATGCGTTCAACTGTAACGCAGCTTGATTACGCCAACATTTCAATATATAGATTGGCTGGTCAGAGTATTAACGGACTGACTCCAGCAATCTATGCGTCTACATCTACAAATACCCTCATAAGGTTTACTGGAACGGCTGGACAGTTTACGGCTACACCAGAAAATGTAACTATTTATGCTACTGCAGCAGGTTCTTACATTGGATTCTCGGCGGAACTTTAAGGAGTAAACCATGGCACTAGACTTTCCAGCATCACCTGTAGACCAGCAGGTATACCAGAACTTTTACTATGACGCTTCCATCGGCGCATGGCGAAATGTCGGTTCTAAAAATGGTCTATCTACTAGGGTAACTAGCCTAGAGACATTGACTACTGCCCTACCTATTGCTAACGGAGGAAGCGGAACCACATTGGGTCCCGGAGGGGTTCCGATTGTAGCATCCAGTGTTTCCGTAAATGCTGGCAGTGCTTCTGTTAGTGCTGCAGGAGTTATCACATTTTCTGGTGTAACCACCCTGGGACTGAACGGTATTTTTAATGCAAACTATGAAAATTATCGGGTAGTTATATATGACTACAGTGCATCAAATACAGGCACTAATCAGAGTTTTCAACTTCGTGCTGCTGGAACCACCTTTACCTCTAATGGATATCAGTGGTCTGGTCACAGATTTTGCAGTTGGACAGATGCTACTATTGGCGGAAATGGCAGCGGCTCTTGGTATCTTGCTGAAGCAAATTTACAATCAAGTGCCTACTATACATCAATGGTTGATGTTTTTAGTCCATTTAACGCTAGTGAATATACGAGGTATGTAGCTTCATCTTATCTTTATGGTTCATACTATGGATACAGTATTGCAGGTGGAATGGTAAACGTAACAACCTCATTTGATGGATTAACACTTAACCTCAACTCTGTTTCTAGCGGAACTGTGAAGGTTTACGGATTTAAATAAGGAAAATTATGACAGAACCAACTGAAATTACACCAGAAGACAGCGTGTCTCCGATTTACTTAGTACCGCTTACTGAAGAAGAAATTGCTGAACAAGAAAAGTGGGCTGCTGAAGAAACTTCTCGTCAAGCAGAAGAACAAGCAGCTGCTGCTGCCAAAGAAAGCGCACTAGCTAAACTCGCCAAATTGGGTTTGACAGAAGAAGAAGCACGAGCAGTCATTGGCTTATAGCCAATACATCCGCCTATAACAAGGCAAAATAGAAGTAAGACTTTCTAGGAGCCATTATGACGGTAAAAACACGCATCT